AGAACACAGCCTTGCCAAGGCTGATACGGGGGTTCAATTCCCCTCATCTGCTCCATTGAAATTTAAGCCTTTATTTAAAGGCTTTTTTATTTGCTTTGGGGTATATTGGGGTATAATTTGATATTAAAATATTGAATTATACCTCCTTTTTGCATATTATGGACATATAAGAGGGCACAAAAATGGCAGTGGAATTAGATAAAAAGACAGGAAAATATATGTTTGCCGGAAAAATATATAAAGATGGTAAATGTATAAAGAGATATCGTAAGCGTGGTTTTGATTCTAAATGGGAAGCGCAAAAAGCTGAGGTTGAATTCAGAAAAGATTTTTTTATGCTTCCGTCAGACATGAATTTTGACAGACTATATAAAGCTTTTAAAGAATATAATAAAAAGTACGTAAAAGAATCAACACTAAAATCAGATGAATATTTGTACAATGTTCTTTCTAAGGAAATGAAAGAAATTGATTTTCTAGATAAAAGACAAATGCAAAACCTGATCAACAAATTTGATGAGAAATATTCAAAGGCATATGTATCAAGAATATATTTCTTTTTAAATAAGCTATATAAATTTGGTGTTACTTCTGAATACATTCCAACCAATCCAATGACATATGTAAAACGTGATCTTAGATTGAATGAAAGAAAAGAAGAAATGACAATATGGCAGCAATATGATTTTGATTTATTCATTGAAGAAGTAGATGAACAAATGATGAAATGTTTTTATTCTGTTTTATTCTATATGGGATTACGAAAAGGTGAAGCAATGGCCCTGCAATGGAAGGACATTGATTTTAGGAAGCAAACGATAGACATCAACAAAACATATAGATACAAAGAGAAAGACCCTAATAAATGGCTTACACCGCCAAAAACAAACAATAGCTATAGAACTATCACAATGCCTAATACATTGTCTAAAATGCTTCGAGAATGGTTTTTAGAATGTTCTAAATGGGATGATTTCACAAAAGATAAATTTGTATTTGGATATTATAAACCAATATCACCTCAAACAGTACAAAGAAGATTTGATGATGCATATAATAAGGCAAAAGCAAAAGATGATGGATTGCCTAAAATAAGAATTCATGATTTTAGACATTCACACGCATCATTTCTAATTAATAACATGGCAGGCGCTGGATTCTCAGATTTTGACATAGCTAAACGCTTGGGAGATACAGTTGAAACATTGCATAATACATATGCACACTGGTTTGATACAAAAGATAAGAGTATTGTAGATATGATGAATAAGTTGTTGTAAATGAGACATAAACAATGTCTATTTATGAAAGGATATAAAATGAAAAACAGATAGTGTATACTGCTCAATATCACTATCTGTTTTTCATTCTTTGCTTATTCGTTTTTTTCTCTGCTAATCTTTTCTTGAGGAAATAGAAAAAAGCCTAAAATATTTATCATGTACACATGAATAATAACACCACATTTTAAAAATGGTAATGAAAAATGCAAAATATTAATAAATATTTACTAAGCAAAATCAGTATTAATAATATAACCAAAAGTACATTAAAAATTCTACCCCCC